ACGGGATGACGCATGAGGAAGCGGAGGAGTTTTATTACTTCAACCAAGTAGGGGCGTGGGTTGGCGAAGGAACTCCTGCCTTTCTAATTAAGCTGGAAACAAAATGAGTTGGCTTAAGACCATTCCCAACGACCCTAATCAAATAGATCTGTTTAATAACGAATGTGAGGGAATGTGTGGGGTATAAAGAAGTGGCTGATGCTCACACTGCTTTTTTGCGTTGCTTGTACGGCGCACCACCAACCATGCTGGGATGGCCTTGATGCCTTGAATGACAGGTGTATAGATGAATCTTGAGTTGCTGGACGCATTACCGATTGAAAAACAGCGTCAGATACTTGAGTTGGTAGAAGAACTTAATGATGCAAAAGCAAGGGAGAATTCGCATGAGGACTTCCTCGCATTTGTAAAACAAGTTTGGCCTGCGTTCATAGAAGGCGATCACCACAGGGTAATGGCAGATGCGTTTAATCGTATAGCTGATGGTGAACTCAAGCGCCTGATCATCAATATGCCACCAAGGCACACCAAGTCAGAATTTGCTTCGCATTTATTTCCAGCGTGGTATCTAGGTCGGTTTCCAGACCAAAAGGTTATCCAGACTGCACATACCGCAGAGTTGGCAGTGGGGTTTGGCCGTAAGGTTCGTAACTTGGTTGGATCCAAGGACTATGAAAAAATATTCTCAGGAGTACGGCTGAGTGCTGACTCCAAGGCGGCTGGTCGTTGGAACACAAACAAGGGTGGAGACTATTTCGCTATCGGTGTTGGCGGTGCCGTAACCGGTAAGGGTGCAGACATCTTAATCGTGGATGACCCGCATTCTGAGCAGGAGGCCGCACAAAACGACCCTTCTGTGTACGATAAAACGTATGAATGGTACACTTCGGGTCCGCGTCAGAGATTACAGCCGGGTGGTGCTATATGTTTAGTTATGACTCGCTGGTCTAAGCGAGATCTAACTGGGAGCATCCTCAAAGCCTCCATAGAGCGAGGTGGCAGTGATGAATGGGAGATTATCGAACTTCCCGCCATCCTTCCTAGTGGTAGCCCGCTATGGCCCGGCTTTTGGCCGATTGACCAGCTAGAAGCATTAAAAGCAGAACTTCCGGTCAGTAAGTGGAGCGCCCAGTACCAGCAGGATCCGACATCGGAAGAAGGTGCGATCATTAAGCGGGAATGGTGGAAGGAATGGACTCAATCAAGACCACCGGCATGTGATTTCGTGATTCAATCGTGGGATACTGCCTTCCTTGCAAAAGAAACTGCTGATTACAGTGCTTGCACAACGTGGGGTGTGTTCTATGGCGAAGATGGTGATGCCAATATAATTTTATTAGATGCTTTACAAGAACGGCTAGAATTTCCGGACTTGAAGCAACGCGCCTATGAGATGTACAAAGAGTATGAGCCTGATGCTTTTATAGTAGAAGCTAAGGCGGCAGGTAGCCCTTTGATCTTTGAGCTTAGACGAATCGGCATACCTGTCTCAGAATACACTCCCGGCAGAGGCCGCGATAAAATCGCGAGGGTAAACGCGGTGTCAGATCTATTTCACAGCGGTAGAGTGTGGGCACCCAAAAAACGCTGGGCAGAAGAAGTCATAGAAGAGTTTGCCGCCTTTCCTACTGGAGAGCATGACGACTTGGTGGATTCATCGACACAGGCGTTGTTGAGATTTCGGCAAGGTGGCTTCATAAATTTGGAAAGTGATGATCCTTGGGATGATTTACTGCCGATGCGAAAAGCCAACTATTATTGACTATAAGGTGTTATGTTAGCATAGTGTCTTAGGCGCTTACATCAAAGAAGGATATACATGGCGGTAGATAAACCCCTGCAAGACCTACTGAACCAAGATGATTTTGAAATGGGTGCAGAAGGGCTCACGGTCGTTGAAGAGGGGCTAATTCCAGAAGACTCACTAGTTACTGAGCTTGAGGACGGCGGTATTGAGATTGATTTTGATCCATCCGCAGATGATGAGATGCCTGATGTGGGGTTCGACGGCAACCTTGCTGAGGTTATAGACGATGACGAGCTACAAACCTTGGCAGTGGATTTGGTTGGTAAGTTCGATTCTGACAAAAACAGCAGATCCGACTGGGAAGAAACCTACGAACAGGGACTTGACCAGTTAGGTCTGGAGATTGAAGAGCGCACCACCCCATGGTCAGGAGCGTGTGGTGTATTCCACCCGATGTTGTCTGAGGCCGTGGTCCGGTTCCAGAGTCAGACGATTCAGGAGATTATGCCTGCCAAAGGTCCAGTCAAGACACAATGCTGGGGGCTACAAACAAAAGACCGCATGGACCAAGCAAGGCGTGTCCAAGACTACATGAACTATCAGCTTCTTGAAGTTATGACTGAATATCGGTCTGAAACAGAGAAGCTTTTGTTTAGCCTGCCATTGGCTGGTAGTGCGTTTAGGAAGATCTACTATGATCCGTCGCTGGGTAGGCCCACGTCTATGTTCGTGCCTGCCGAAGATTTTGTGGTTGCGTTTAACGAAGCTGACTTAGAACAGTCAGAGCGTTACACCCATGTAATGAACCGCAGTACAAATCAGATTAGAAAGCTACAGGTTAGTGGTTTTTATCGTGATGTAGAACTCACGACGGGATATATCGAAGACAATCCAATCACCGATAAATTCAATGACATCGGAGGCGTGTCACCGTCAGGGGATACCGAAGATCGCCATCAGTTACTTGAGATGCATGTGGACGTAGACCTGCCCGGCTTTGAAGATGCAGATGGTATTGCACTTCCTTATGTAGTCACGATAGACAAAGCAAGCGATACAATCTTGTCTATTTACAGAAATTGGGATGAAGATGACGAGAACAAGGTTAAGAAACAGCACTTTGTGCATTACGGATACGTTCCCGGCATCGGATTTTATAACCTTGGCTTGATTCATATGATTGGAGGATTAGCCAAGTCCGCGACTAGCCTCCTTAGACAGCTAGTAGACGCGGGCACACTATCCAATCTACCGGGAGGACTTAAGACTCGTGGACTCAGAATCAAGGGCGACGACACGCCCATTATGCCGGGCGAGTTTAGAGACGTTGATGTGCCGGGCGGGGTTATTCGCGACAATATCACCTTCCTTCCTTATAAGGAACCTTCTTCGGTCCTTTATCAGTTACTGGGTAACATCGTCGAGGAAGGCAGGCGTTTCGCGTCTATGGCGGATCTCAAAGTAGCAGACATGAACCAAGAGGCTCCCGTAGGGACCACTCTTGCAATCATGGAACGCGCTATGAAGGTGCAGTCTGCTATCCAAGCTAGGATCCATGCAAGCCTCAAGCAGGAGTACAAGATTTTAGCAAGGATCATTGCTGACTTCACGAGCCCGGACTATCCGTATGAAACGGACGCAGGCGAAGGCATTAAGGCTGAAGACTTTGATGATCGCATTGATGTGGTTCCGGTGTCGGATCCGAATGCTTCTACAATGGCGCAACGCATCATGCAGTATCAGGCCGCTCTGCAACTCGCACAGCAGGCTCCGAATATGTATGACTTGCCGCTATTACACAGGCAGATGATGGAACTAATCGGAATACCGAATGCAGATAAGGTTGTACCAATGCCTGACGAAGTACCTGCTAAGGATCCGATTACAGAAAATCAGGCCATGATGACCCAAGAGCCGGTCAAGGTTTACGAGTATCAAGACCATGAGGCTCACAACCGTGTCCACATGGCACTAAAGAACGATCCTCAAATGGCCCAGCAAGTTCAGAACAGTCCTGCGGGTCAGGCTATTATGAGTGCGTTAGATGCACATGTTAGAGAACACTTGGCATTTATATACCGCAGACAGATAGAAGAAGAACTTGGAACAGAGCTACCACCGATGGGTCAACCGCTACCAGAGGACATAGAAAAGAGATTGAGCAAGCTGGTGGCCGATGCGGCAGACCAGTTAATGGGCAAGAAGCAACAGCAGGCGGCGGCGCAACAACAAGCACAGCAACAGCAAGATCCAATTATTCAAATGAAGCAACAAGAGTTGCAGATCCGCCAATCAGAGGTACAGCGCAAGGCTCAAGCGGATCAAGCGAAGCAAATGCTCGACCAACAAAAGCTCGCGTTGCTTGAAGAAAAACTAGATGCAGAACAGCAGATGGATGCGGCTGAGTTGCAACTAGAAGCACAGAAAGTTGCACTTAAGGCAGATTCAGACCAAAAGATGCGAGAGGCAAAAGAAGAAGCCGAAGGTATGAAACTGATAACAGACTTAGCAAAGGAAGATACGAGTGAGTGATGACGTTTTATCGTTGCTCAAAAAAAAGCTGAGGGATCAGATGAACGAATTGGCTGATCATCTGGCCGTGGGATCCGCGAAAGACATGGAAGAGTATCGTAAGGTCACCGGCATCATCGAAGGCTTGGCTTGGGCAGAACGCGAAATAATTGATTTAGAAGATAAATTAAGAGATCTATAAAGATTGTAGAAGTACCTTTTATCGCCGTATGGCGCATGTTGGACAATTTAACGAGAGGTCTGTATGACTACGCTCGCACAAGAAAAAGAAAATGAAGTTATTGACGTTGAGGACATCACGTTCAAAGATGCAGATGATGACACAAACTTTGCATCGCAGTTGCCTGAGCCAAAAGGCTACAAATTACTGATCGCACTTCCTGAAATTGAAGAAAAAACGGAAGGCGGTATCATCAAATCCGTGCAGACCCAGCACGAAGAAAACATAGCCACGATTGTTGGATATGTAATGTCTATGGGTCCAGACGCTTACGCTAATTTTTCACGGTTTCCTACTGGTCCTTACTGCGAAGTAGGTGATTGGGTGCTGTTTAGAGCGTTTAGCGGTACACGAATCAAAATACATGGGAGAGAATTCCGAATTATTAACGATGACACTGTAGAGGCGGTCGTAGCAGATCCCAGAGGCGTAGAAAGGGCTTAACATGAGCGAGGAAACTGGAAGGATGAGTAGCGAAGACAAGTTTTTGGGTGTAAAAACGACTATAGAGCCACCCGTACAGGAAAGTGTAGAGAAGGAAGAATTAGATATTGAAGTTCTTGATGATCGTCCAGAAGAAGATCAGCGGCCTCCGGCTAAGGCGTCAGACAAAGAAGATGACGACGTAGCAACAGATGAGGAAATTGCCCAGTATGGAAAAAGAGCCCAGAAGAGAATTAAAAAACTCAAGTGGGAATACCATGAAGAGCGTCGGGCAAAAGAAAGAAACAAGAGGCTGGCGGACGAAGCGGTAAACTATACACAGACGCTTCAGACAGAAAACCAACGGCTACTCAAATTAGTGCAGGATTCACAAAAGGCACTAAATGAACACAGCAAGTATGGCGCTACTACCGCATTGCAGATGGCAGAAGCGGCATTCAAGGCGGCACACGAGTCAGGGGATTCTGAGCAAATTGCGGCGGCACAAAAAGCTCTTACTAATGCCCAACTACGAGAAGCTTCGTCTGGTACAGTGTCCCAAAGGGTTGTTGATGAGTGGAAAAAAGAAGTTTTAAATCAGCAACGCGAACAAGAAAGGCAACGAAGCAGAGAGCCACAAGCACAGCCAGAGGCGGATCCACAGGCCGTAGAATGGTCACAGAACAACCCTTGGTTTGGTAATGATACAGAAATGACAAGTTTTGCATATGGAGTGCATGAGAAGTTAGTAGGTCAAGATGGTGTTGACCCAAACACTCCAGAATATTATCAATTAATAGACAAACGTATGAAGGAAGTATTTCCTAATTACTTCGGAAACGACGAGTCAGGCTCTCACGAGCAAGTAGTTGTCGATTCTGCACCTCGCCGTAGAGCGAGCCCCGTGGTAGCACCGGCCACTAGAAATACTGGCGCGGCCCCACGCAAAGTCACATTGACTCAGACACAAGTTGCACTCGCGAAAAGATTGGGCCTAACACCCCAACAGTATGCAACACAGCTTATCAAGGAGACAACGATATAATGGCTGATGAACGCGCTCCACGGGAGCCAAGAAACTTGGATAATCGCGAAAGCGAAGAAAGAGCTAAGGCTTGGGAACCCGCATCAATTTTACCTGATCCTGAACCGCAGGATGGGTGGGTATTTCGCTGGATAAGAACTTCTATGGTTGGCACCGCAGACAACATGAACGTGTCAAAACGCTTTCGTGAAGGCTGGGAGCCAGTGAAGGCCGAAGACCACCCAGAGTTACAAATTATGAGTGATCATAAGTCGGAATGGGCTCAGAAAGGCGGTATTGAAGTTGGTGGACTGTTGCTGTGCAAGGCACCACAAGAACTAGTGGAGAAGAGGCGGGCTTATTACAGAAGTCATGCTGAGTCTCAAATGGCGGCAGTTGATAACAACTATATGCGAGAAAACGATCCAAGGATGCCGGTTCTCGCTCCAGACAGAAAAACTCGTGTAGCGTTTGGCGGCGGAAGCCGTTGACCACTGCACATAACTTAGCAAATAGGAACTGATTATGGCTACTTCAGCTTCACCATACGGTGCGCGGCCAATCGGTACTCTTAGTGCATCTGGTTCTTGGTCCGCCAAGGTCAGACACCTACCAATCGGTAGTGGGTACGGAACCGCCATCTTTAACGGTGATTTTGTGAAGTTAGCGGCAGATGGTGAGATCGAAAAAGATACAGGCACCACTGCGCTAACAGCAGTAGGTATTTTTGTGGGTTGTTCCTATACACCAAGCACAACGAATCAGAAGACGTTTAACACGCAGTGGCCTGCGTCCACAACTGCTACTGATGCGATGGCTTATGTTATTGACGACCCATTTGTAGTATTTCAAATGCAAGGTGACGAAGCACTGAACACCACGGACCGTGGACTTAACGCGTCTGTTGTTCAGACTGCTGGTAGCACTTCGATTGGAAAATCCAAGAATGCCTTGGATGCTTCAACACCAGCTACCACAAACACGCTTCCTCTCCGGATCATCGACTTCGTTGATGGCCCGATGAGCCTTGCGCCAGTTGGAACAACCGCGAGTGATGCCTATCCTGACGTTATTGTGAAATTCAATGCCGCGTCGAGTGGGTCAGCCTCTAATCATTCATACTTAAACGCCACCGGCGTATAATAGGAGACTGACAAATGGCTATTTCACGCGCACAACTCCTCAAGGAGCTTTTGCCGGGATTGAATGCTCTCTTTGGAATGGAGTATGGACGTTACGATGACGAACATACCGAAATCTATGAGACTGAAAGTTCCAGTCGCTCTTTTGAGGAAGAGGTAAAGCTTTCGGGCTTTGATGCGGCCCCCGTTAAAGACGAAGGGTCTGCAATTTCTTACGATGCCGCACAGGAGAGCTTCACGGCTCGCTACAACCATGAGACTATCGCCATGGGCTTCGCTATTACAGAAGAAGCTATGGAGGATAATCTTTATGACTCCCTGTCGGCTCGTTACACTAAAGCCTTGGCTCGTGCCATGGCTCACACCAAGCAGGTTAAAGCTGTTGTTCCATTGAACAACGGATTTACCAACGCTTACCAGAGCGGCGATGGTGTAAACCTTTTCACGGCGTCTGGTGACGGCGTAACCGGTGGTGACGGTCACCCACTCGTTTCGGGTGGTAAGAACTCAAACCGTCCGGCTACTGCTGTTGACCTCAACGAGACATCTCTTGAGGCCGCTGTAATTCAGATTGGCAAGTGGACGGACGAGCGTGGTCTAATGATCGCCGCACGGCCTCAGAAGCTTGTAATTCCACCTGATTTGCAATTCGTTGCAACACGGGTGATGCAGTCTGAGCTTCGCCCCGGAACTGCTGACAACGACATTAACGCTGTGCGTTCAATGGGTGTTGTCCCCGGCGGAACTGTTGTGAACCATTATCTAACCGATACGGACGCATGGTTCTTGATGACGGATGTTCCTAACGGAATGAAGCACTTTAATCGTGTTGCACTTGAGACAAGCATGGACGGTGACTTTGACACCGGAAATGTTCGCTACAAGGCTCGCGAGCGTTATAGCTTTGGAGTCTCCGACCCACTAGGGGTCTGGGGTTCACCCGGAGCGTAGTTTAGGTTGGGGGTGGGAGCGATACGTCGCTTCTGCCCCCAGTCTTCTTTT